TCATTTGAATTCACACTCAATCATTAGTTCAGTTAGACAGGCAAGCATATTTATTTCTTGATCTGCTACGAATGCCGCCTGATACTGATACTTAGCAAGCACAAGCACAGCAGCAGGAATAGTATTGTTTGTAAGGGATACATAAACAGCATCGTAAATACGCCGCATAAGTACAGTAGTATCATTATCCATGTTAGATACCACCCACTTCCGAACTTCGGGGAAGTTCTTTTCTTTGAGGTTTTTGACCAGTTCATTTACAGCAACATCGGAGAACGTAGCAAGAATACCAGAGTCAATTTTTCCACTCACAGAATAACGTTGACATTCGTTTAGAACACGCCGCCAATCTGGAAAGTGTTTATTAATGAGTTCTACCAAGACCTTGTTATCATATTCAATACCTTCTGCACCCAAGATTTCTTGAAGGCGTTTGAAGAACTGTGCTGCGATAAACTGACGTTCTTTTCCTTTGATGGAAAAGTCCACGACGGCACATCGCGAGTGCAGGGGTTCAAGGATTTTGTTTTTATAGTTGCAGGTAAAGATGAATCGGCAGTTACCAGCAAACTCCTCAATAAACGCCCGTAGGAGGAGTTGAACATCGTTGGACGTGTTATCTGCCTCATCAATGATGATGACTTTGTGTTTAGCAGTCGCTGTAAGTGAGACGGTCGAAGCGAAGTTCTTCGCATTGTTTCGGACAGTATCGAGGAATCGACCCTCATCGGATCCGTTGATGACATATACATCTACTCCAAGTTCATTACATAATGCTTTAGCAACTGTAGTTTTACCGATACCAGGAGGACCTGCTAACAGCATATTGGGAATCTCACCCTTGTTTAGAAACTCCTGAAACATCTGCTTCGCAGATTCTGGGAGAATACATTCTTCAATAGTTTTGGGGCGATATTTCTCAACCCAAATAAAGTCACTCATAATCAAAAAAATTAGTTTGTTTCTTCAGTTCCTCTGGTAGTTCAGTTGACCAGACGAAATCAGAGTGCGTATCATCAATGTTTGGTTCAAACATCTCATCCACTTCAACCAAGTATAGCACACATGGAGTGTGAGTTGCTCTAGATTTTTCAATTGTTGGGAAAAAATAATTGGAAAATCCAATCGGTCTAAACTCAGAAAAATACCTTCCAATCTCTCGGGTTTGAACTCTTTCTGCAAGTTCTTGAATTGTTTCTTTGTATCTTAGTCTTCCACCAATAACCCAAAACACATCCTTTACAGGTTCTTCTGTTCTTTTAATTAGTAGGTGCTTGTCTTTACACTTGATCAAAAAGTCAACGCAAAAAATAGGCATTGATTTTATGATTTTTTGATACTCGTCCTCAGAAATAAACATTACTATATCCAGTCAGGTTTGCGTTGGGGCATACGAAGATAATTGTCTTTCACCCAAGGTTTGGATGCGATGTACATCTTGTATGCGTCAAAGGTAGAAATACTAGTATCAAACTTGTATTCCTCAGGCATTGCTCGTGCGAAAGGAGTAAGTTTTGACTTATGAAAAGGATCTATAGGAAAAAGTTTATCCGCATAAGAAAGAGTACTCAAACAAGAATGAATTTTTCCATATCTGTTAGAATATTCTTCACACAATGCTAACCCATGCAGAATTAACCACCGTGAATTCGCAACTGTTTCATTTGCCCAAATAGTACATGGATGATTACGAAAAGCACCTTTTTCTGTAGCATAGGGAGTTCCATCTGCTTTTGGAAGGGTGCCGTATCCATGACCCCATTTTTCAGAGGCAATGATAGAAAGCATCTGGCAGCATTCTAAGGGCATTTTTACAATGTGCTTATCAGGGAGTACTTGAGCACAGATAACTGGATCTAAATCAGTAACAAAAATGTTCATCGAATAAACTGCATAATGTAGTTAACACCCCATTCTAACTTGTCTGGAGCGATTTCAACAATGTGCTGTGACAGAAGTTTTTGTGCTTTTAGGATACGATCTTTTCCAAGAACATTGTACATGATGATTGAGATCCTCATGAACTCTTGAAAATCTTTATCATTACCATTTTTTGCTCCACTGACATAAAGGTCTCGGATTTCACCAAAAACTTCTTTTAGATCATCATCAAAGGTAATAACTTCTTTCCCTAGAGGAATTTCCATTCGTTTAATGCAACCCATACTAAACTTCATAGCTCGTCTAGTATCTTCTGCAGACAACGCATGTTCTGCATTGTCTCTGTATGCATATTGAATAATGCCGTTTGTACATTCCATCACACGGAGAACTGAAAGTTTTTCTTTCTGATCTTCGGTCAGATTTTCAAATGTTTTTTTCCAATCTCTCATAATGAAAGTTGTATAATTTTAGATGCGTCAATCGCAGAGAAAAATGCTTCTAAACCAACAATATCCCAGGTTTTAATTTTAATTGCAAATGGGAGCATCGCTAGGTTTCCAATAAGACGAATCCAACACCCCCAATAAACAGAAACATAAAGAATAAAGAAGTATCCAATAATCAAACAGATACTTCCCATAATACGTAATTGATTTGCGCTCATCCAAAAGTAGAATCGGGTTCCAAAGCAATATAATACTTCAGATTATACTTGGTGTTGGTAAATTGAGACAAAAGTTTAGAAGAGACCACAACGTCATAGGCACCAGGAATAATCTTGATGTTTTCTACCTTGAAGTTGAAGGTAAACTCTTGGTCAGTCTCACCAACAACAATCGCATATTCGTTAGAAGTATCATTCTTCTTATCACGAACAACTAGTTTCACAACACCTGCCTCGCCAATAGCAGAGAGATCGGGGAGTTGATAAACTGCTGCTGCTTTGACTAGTTTCTCCAAAGAAGCACTATCTAGTTGGAAGCACACATCTTGAGAGGGAAGTTGAATGTCTTTATCAGGAGGAGAGATAATAACATTAGGATCTGCAAAGAAATACTTTACACGACGCTTACCCTCTTTGATACTCAGATAGGAATCCTGTTGGAAATCAAGATCAGGATCCTGGTGCAGACTCAGACCATTCAGAAACTGGTTAAGATCATAAATTGCGAAGTCACGAGGAAACTCTTCAGTGATATCTGCCTCTGCAAGGATATTTTTTGCGACAGAAATAGTACGAAGACGATTTCCCTCTTTCACAAGAATCGAGTTATTGATACCTGCAAAGTTCTTCAGGATGGTCAGGGTGTTATCAGAGAGTTTCATATTCTTGGGTTTCAATTTCATTGATTGTAAGTTTCACGAATAGCGTTCTTATCATTGAAGTTCATCAAAAGAACGGCGTAATGAAGGATCTTCATAATATCACGACGGGCAGTGCCTTTCTTATCATAACGGGAAGCATACTTGAGGATATTGCTGCGACAGAATGCCTCACCATCTCCACAGGCTTCAATAAGATCAAGTGTCTGAATCTTATCGTCACCAGCAGAATAGTGCTGGTTGTAAGTACCACGGATGTACTCAAGAAGTTCTTTTACGATTTCTTCTTCGTTGTACTTCCAAGGAGTTGCAGGAGAATTAGGAATAATGTCTTCGTTCATAGATTCTCCTCTAACAGGAAGGTGTTGGTTTTCATCAATAAAGTTCAAATTTAAGATAGAGTCATTAATTGAATAAGAATATTCGTCCATAATAAAGGGGAGGCGGATTTTTACCTCCCCCAATTATATCAGAAAGTGTTAGGGGGGTCAAGTTCCTGACGATCCTGAGGCATTTGGAAGTCAGCATCCACCTTATCGTAGAGTTCCAAAAATGCTTGCTTAGTTTCATCATCAAAGCGATTCACACAAACTTGGATTGCCTTTGCCTTGTCTTGGAAGATGCTATATGCGCGGATGATGTGGACCAGGCGGCGAGTGCTAATGATTTCCTCAATACCACCATCGTAGAAGGTCTTACGGATAATATCACCCCAGTCCACCAGACGCTTGCAGAAGTCACGATCCTCTACACCAAGGTCCAGAGCAATCCCTTCCAGAATCTTCTGCTCCGTTGCGGGAGAAGGATAGGACTGCTCGAAAGTCACAGGGAAACGTTCAAGGAATGCCTCATTGAGAACATTGGTGCCGATAAAGCGACCATCATCACTACCTTTACCTTTGGTATTAGCAGTAGCAATCACGTTGAAACCAGCAGTAGGTTTCACCCACTTACCAATTTTTTTCAGAAACACGCCCTTACCTTCAAGGATGGATTGGAGACAGAGGATTTTGTTAGAAGCAAGGTCAATTTCATCGAGTAGCAAGATTGCTCCTCGTTCGAGTGCTTCAATGACAGGTCCATTATGCCAAGCAGTGTTCCCATCCACAAGGCGAAAACCACCAATAAGATCGTCTTCATCAGTTTCAATAGTAATGTTTACACGGATCAATTCACGTCCAAGTTGAGCACACGCTTGCTCAACAGAGAACGTTTTACCATTACCAGAAAGACCCGTAATGAACGTAGGATAGAAAAGACGGGACTGAATAATCTTGCGAATATCGCTAAAGTTACCAAACTTGACGAAAGTATCATCTTTTTCTGGGATAAGATTTTGCTCAACAGAGGGAATTGCTGCAGGTGCCTTTACAACTTGCTCAAATTGTTCCCGTGCTTCTTGAATAGTCAGATTCCACTTACCGCGACCAGTTTTAAAATCAGTAAGT